TACTTCTCTCTGTACAGCACCTATTTGTGCTTCTTGTTTTGTTCTACCACCATACTCGTCATCAGGTATAGCTTTTAAATCCGCATAAGCACCATCTAGTTTTGTATCAGTTGCTTGTTTTAGCTTTGATGGTTTTCTTCCTCTCATTAGAAATCTCCTGGTTCTTCTACATCTAATCCTATGTTCAGTCTAATCCACACCCCAGGTATAGGAGTAGGTACAATAACTTGTCCTACAGGAAAATCTCCAGGTATCTCTCCATCTGCAACTAGCATTGTTTCTATAGTTGGGTCAAGCTCTTCTGTAGATAGCTCATCCCAATCTTCACTGTTTACTATATTATAAAATTCTTGATTCATTTTAGACAACTGGACCTCCTTGTGCAGGTACACCACCTGCTAATCCTGCAAGTACAGATGCTATATCTGGTTCACCTTGCGGAACTTGTGGTTGTCCTAGTAACTGTGGCTCTTCACCAATTAAAGATTCTTCTTCTGGTGAAGGTTCTTCACCTTCTGGTGTATAAAATTTATCAAGAACTTCTGTCATATTCTGTGGATTCTTTCTTATCTCTATAGCTGCCATAGTAGCTTTAGGATTACCTTGTGCTGCTTGTGCCATAAGACTCTCAAACAATACTGTTTCTGCTTTTTCTGCATTGATACGACTTTGTATCTTAGATATATTATCTAGTCCATCCATGTTCTCTTGTAGTGTCTGTGTATCAATAATACCTTGCTGTTTTAATTGCAGTCCTGTAATAATCTTTTGTGGTTCATCAAATCCTGCCATGACACCATACACTCTTCGTGTGTCATACATTTGTGATATGTCAGATGAAGGTGTGTATGTTTCTTTGAATGCTGTTCCATTGTGCATACCTGCTATTGGTTTACGAACTTCAGCAAACAATGACTCATCATATTCTAATCTTTTAGCATCTAGCTCTTCAATAGCTTCTTTTAATACACTTTGATATTCTCGTACATGCAACGAAGCAGATTGACCTAGTTCTTCTAATCCTCTACCTGTAACAAATGAATTAGGTGATTGTCCATCATCAGATACTGGATAAGCTGCACCAAGTCTAAGGTGTCTTTCTAATCTATCTACTTGTTGAAATAATTGATATGGTAAATTGTTAACTGGTTTTGACACAGTAGAACCAGGAGCAAAGTAGTTTACAGCTCCTCTACCTTTTCTATACTTACCAGACTCTATTTCACCTGTAATGTTTGTTTCTGTGAAGACTGCATCTTCCATAGCAATAGTTCCAAGGATGTTAATCTTTGCCATGTTCGCCATAAGTCCTGTAATGTGTTGGAACTGACTTTGCATTTGGTCAAACGAATATCGTTTAGCTACAACAAAACAAGGTCCTGACTTTAACATGTTTGGCATAAAATCTATAATCTTATTGTTTTCTGGTAGAAACACATAAGTTCCTTCTTTATCTCTAAACTCAACAACTACTTTGCCTTGTCCAGTTGAGTTAGCCCAACTACCTTGTCGTTCAGTTGTTTCTATAAGTATTGAGTATGCACTTTCTTGTGCTGTTTCGTTCTGTGCATAAATATATTCTTTAGCTTCAGGATACTGTTCTGCAAGTATGCCATGCGGTACTCTGCGTATAATTGCTAATTCGTTAGGGCTTTGGTCATTTCCAAAGTTTCCAGGATAACAATTAAAAGAATCTTCTAGCTCTGCATAAGGATATGGGTTACCATCTCTATCTCTTCTGTGTTTTATTGTCCAAACAACAAAACCATAACCAGGTAACCATCTAGCTGCTTGTGGCAACTGTCTTTCTAGTTTATTAAATTTATCATAAGAAGTAACGATTCGTTCTAGTTTCTCTGATTTCTTTTTTGCTCTTTCAGAGTCTTTGTCATTAATTAAATCTACTTTTAAATCAGGCGCTCTACCTAGTTTTTGTGCAAATCTTTCTAGTGCTGTGAGAAATAGGTTTGGTGCAGGTAGTTGATTATATTCAACTTTCATCTTGTCACCAAGTAATGCTTTTACCGCAGCTTCGCCGCCATTCATAATGTCACGAATCCTAGACCTATCCATCATTCCTTCTTGATTGATAGCTCTTAGGTAATCTACTTTTTGTGCTAGTTGTTCACTACTTAAAGGCATTTATCTCCAATTATCTATATCTATACTACTAGGTTCGTACCCAGAAAAACTAGGATTATAATCATATCCTAACTCTGCAAATCGTTCTTTTTGCATACGCCTAACAGATTTCATAGGAAACCAACTAGCCATAACTATGTCAGTTTTAGTACCTACAGTTTTACTTTTATTTCTAGCTGAACTGAAATATACTAACTGACTTGTATATAAGTTTACCTTTTCTTGCGCTTCAAAGCCAAGGTATGGCAAAGAAATCTTTTGTTCTTGGAACATAGGTCGCATAGCAGTAACACCATAAATTGGGTCAAACTTATTCTTATGTGTTTCATGTCCTTCCAGAAATATTGCATGTCCAGAAGCAAACTCTCTTATACTTTTGTCTTGTCGTATTGCCTTCTGGAAACCATTCTCTTCAATTACCCAGTGTGATAAATTGTATTTCATCCACCACTCTTTAATAATCTCTAATGCTTGTGGAATACCTCCGCCTAAACTATTGTTCATATCTACCATGTGTAATGTATTTTCTACAGAATCATAAGCCCACAAAAATGCAGCTTGGTAACCTGTAGACGCAGGGTCTAATCCTGCTATTAGTCTTGTACCTGGTGGTACTTGACCAATATCTCTTTTTTGATTACGACATGCTTCTACTTCTTCACGACTAAATAAACTTAGACCATCAGGCATAGCAACATTAAGATAAATCATTTCATATATCGCTCTACCACCAGTTGTTTCTGCTGCTCGTTTTCTATCCATCAACCATTTGTAAGTTCTTTTGTCTGCCCACAACATACAGTCAACATGTTCTTCCTCATTCCAATCAGGTAGTGTACATCCACTGTCGTGAGCTTCTTCTACTAAAGTTTTCCATGATTCGTTATCTACAAGATGTGAATATAAATCGTCATAGTGTTGTCGTGAACCTATAACAATCATGGCAGTATGTTCCTCTTTACGACTAGAGAGTGTTGTTGTCCACCAGTTTCTTGTGTTCTCTCTAGAGGCAGGTTGCATTGTAGAACTGTGGTCCTCAATGTCATCAGCAATAATAATGTCACAGTCACGAGATAGAATCTTACCGCCTCTACCAATACCCACCATTGTCGGACTTTTAATTCCTGTAACTGTTCTTGTACCTACAGTAAACTGTGTAGACGACCATGCTTTACCACTTCTGTTCTGTGGTTTAAATTTTGGTCCTGGTCCACATATCTCTTCTATTAATAATTCATTATTTTCTAGTTGGTCCATAACAGAAGATACTGAGTTCTTCGCTATGTCTTCGTTACCACCAACCCACAATATTCTTACATTAGGATTTTGTGTAATTAACCATACTGTAAAGTGTATAAGTAAGTCAGTCTTACCATGTCTAGGTGGAGATAGTATCATGTGCTGTTGACCTTTATCTATAGATTCTAATATAGATTCAATCCACCTTGTATGAAACTTAGGTGTGTCATAAGGTTTACCTTGTTCTGTCTGAAAGTATCTAGCTCTAAATTCTTTAAAGTGTTCTATTGTTTGTTCAGACTCAACAGGTGTCCAATTCTCTTGTTGCATCTCTGTATCTAAATCTTCTAAGTATGCGTTGTACGCCATAGATACAGAAGCTACAGATGTTTCTAATACTTTTGCTACTTCCGATAAAGTCATTTTCTTTGCAAGTATCTCGTTACCTAAACCAGATTCTTTCAAGTCATCATAAACCTTACCTCTACGACTTTGTACATTTTTTCTTTGACTAGGAATAATTAAAGTATCTTCTTCTTGTGACCACACTTCACCTTTTTTCTTAGCTCTTTTCTTTTGTGTGTTAATTCTATTACGACACTTCTCACTACAAAACTTTGTAGATTTAGGAGGAAGTACTTTGTGACAACCTGCAGCGTAACATAATTTTTTATTTGTCATAACCATCACACACTTTGTTTTTGCACCTCATATTATTTTTAGGTTTTAGTATCACTCCACACTTTGGACATGGAATGTCAATCAATTATTTTTTCTTTTTCTTTTTAGGAAATCCTGCCTTCATGTTGGCATAAGCTTTAGGACTTATTGTAGATTTCTTTTTAGACCTACTTGTTCCTGCTTTTTTCCTTTTATTCATATTGTGGTATAGACCTTTTTTAGCTGCCATTCACAACACCTTTCCATTTAGCGCACCATGCAAATGATTGCACATGAGCTTTCCATAATGTACAGTATCCTGCAGGTTCATAGAAATTGCAGTTACTACATTTCTGATTAGCTTTAGGTGCTAGTTGATACTTCTTAGGTAGTTTAGTAGATAATTGTTGTTCACTGTTTATTCCCATACATTACCAAGCCTTGCAAGACCAATACCTTGCTGTGGTTTTGTCAGTCGCAGTATCGCATTTATGTCTTGCTCTAAAACTCTTACGA